ATTCAATCCGTGTGGAACAAATCCTGTAATAATTTGATTCCATTTTACATCTTGCGGTACGGAATCATTTGAATCATAATCTACAACATCAAATCCATTTTGAGTAAGTACTTCTCGATGAATGTTATCTGATTGTTTGCTAATACCCATAATTAAATCGCAACTTGCGTAATATGGTGCATTCCACATCGGATAAGGTAAATCATCCCAAATTGAATAATATACAATAGGAATATTATACGTTGTTTTAATTTCATGTTCAATAGCATACAACCATGTCCAATATCTTGGATCGGTAAAATGAAATATTGCATCAGGCTGTTCTTGATTAATAATTGACATTACGATGTTTCTATCACCATATCCATTCCATGGAATAATTTTAACAGATGCATCTGCTATGCCTGTTTCTTTTGCAACTTGTGCTGATAAATCAAAAGCCTGGCCAGCTTCTGGATGTTTTAATGCTCCGCCTAACTGTACCCAATCATAATGATGTACTGTATTGAAAATAATTTCTCGACTAATTGTGCCAATGCCAGATGGCAAACGGAAATCGTCAGCTAACAATAAAATTTTCTTTTTCTTGGGCTTGTTCGGGTCGAACTTTTGTAACTTTGGTAACTCCATTTAATCCTTTGTAACTTTATTATAAATATGGTTTAACCTAATATAACCACCGGTTTATTTAATTTTTTAGTGCGAGTCCATGCAGTTTGTAATACCGGATCCAATTGCGTTTGATTACTCATAATCATCATGTAATCACATCGTTCTGCAATAAGTTGCATGCGATGATGTAATTGCGAAAAATGATATGGTTTGCCATAATATGACTCTGGCATTGCTGAATACATGTTATGTCCTGAAAATGAAGGATTATATTCTTCATATTGTACGCCAAACTCTAATGCATACTTTCTAACCATATTGTTTGCACCTTCATTGCCACCAGCACCGACTACTATCAAATCATCTCCAAACTTTCGTTTTAACATTTGAAGAGTTTCTTGAATCTTTCTTTTGTTTTGCCAATCTGTATTTCCAATGACTGCAACTCGTTTCATTTTCTATCTCGTACAAATTTAACACCTTTTGGATAATGTCCGTATACTAAACGAAGCATTTGTTCCAATGTTTTTCTATTTTCTTTATGATCGGGCCCATCTACATTTGTGCATAATGCATATTCCATTGCGCACGTACGTTTACCACCCCAAGATGCATGATTTTGCATTTCAAATTCGTAAACGTATACATGTTTATGTGTCCATTTAATCATATCTTATTATAATGAATTTTATTCACGAATCCTATTTTCTTTAGGACAACGTTCATAATCAGTTTTAAAAGGACAATACTTGCAATTTGTAGAACCTTTACCAGCAATTGCCATATATGGTCTATCAGCATTCTTATTGCCTTCGGCATCAAAACAAGATTCAACAAATGCTTCAATCTGCCGCTGCACCTTCTTTTGTGTTACCGAACCTGCAGATGGTTTGAAGTTTTGTATGCGTTTTTGTGGAAACATTGATTCTTCAACAATCTTGCGCTTAACAATAAAAAATTCAACATCAATGTTTTCTTTAGGAACACCAAATTGCTCTGAAAAGTAATTCTTGTATGCAACTAACTGTGCAGCTTTCATTGAATCCGATTTAGCATTCTTATTCCAACCATTGCGCGATGTCTTGATGTCAAGAATTACAATCTTATTGGTTGGAGCATGACGAAGCACAACATCGATAAATCCATACCAATATACTGACGTATTCTTGGCCGATGCTTGTTGACATAACTCAATTTCAATTCCAACAAGCTCCCAATCTTTGCTTGAAAAATATTGTGAACGTCGTTTCAAAAACCATTGTAAAATAGCAGCACCATCTTCTAAATATTCTGCTAATTGCAACGGATTAGAAAAATGCTGTCCTCCCATTTCTTGCACACATCGAGCATATTCATCTCGAAGCTTACTTTGCAATATCGATCGAAGATTTAATTCTTCTGCCTTCTTAACAGACTCAGTATACATTACAGTTAAGAAATGTTGAAATGTTTCGTGAAATGCCGTACCGAATACAGTATCAATTGATGCTTGAAATGGAGCTAAACCATCAATGTATGCTAACTTCCAAGAAAGTGGACAACGTTCATACATTGACCATTGTGAATAAGATATCTTTCTAGGAACAGTTTGTGCATCTCGTATTGCTAGTTTATATACTGGATTGATATAATTTCCTTGTTTCATATTATAAAATAAGAAATTATTTGTTAGAATCCAATTGTTCCTTTAAATAAATATCAATTAAATCTTTTGTTTTTTGTAGATCTTGTTGAAAAGAACCTTTGTGACGGCACCTTACAATGCGTTTAATGATGTCGAACTCATAGGCGTTCAAGTCCCACTCTTCTGCAAATTTATAAAGGCTATCCTTACCTTTGTAATGTGATTGTGTATTTATACTCATTTGATTCCTTTCAACATTCGCTTTTTATCGCCATCACTATATCCGTACATTGAAATAATGCGGTCAATTGATATTTTATCCATTAATTCTAAATAATCTGCAGCTTCTAATTTGCTAACTTGATAATGCTCTGCAAATTGTGCAATCAATTCCTTATCATACTTATCTTCTGATTTGCCTTTGATATATTTTGCAAAGCTTTTATTGGTAGGCAGAAGATCGTGATATAATTTATAAGTTTCTTGTGGTCGTAATTGTCCAATTGTATATGTTTGGAATTCATTGATTAATTCCGTTAATTCCATACGCATCGATAACCATCGATTTACGATGAATGGAGAAAATTTCTTTTGATCCGTTTCAGACCATTTTGACCATTCTCGTTTTTTATCAGTCAATCCACTTATTAAATCAAAAATTGTTGCACCTTTCTTTTCTTCTGCCATTTATTATAATTTATATTTTTTACGATATTGTTCTTCTAACTGTTTGCCTATGCCTAATTCTAAAATTACAGCCGTATCTGGTACTCCAATAATACGCTTTGCATCTAAAATATCATCTATAGATTTATTGCGAAACGTTTTCATTTTTGTTTTTGCATTGCTTCGATTGGATGATTTAAACACAACTGTTACTGTGCTTTTGTGATATGATATAGACATTACTTTTTAACTTTAATTGGTTGAAACTCTTCCGGAATGCAACCACAATCATCACACCGAAATACTGGAATAGGAACCATTGTGTCTTTATCTGCACCAGTTAAAAATTTAGATACTTTATTGATTGCCATTACTTGACGAAAATACATTCCGTCGCATTCTTTGCAACTAATTGGTTGCATATCATTTGGACCAATATTAACATTTAATTTACTCATAATTCTCCTAATAAATTTACAAACATTGCCATTATATTGATTTCTTTGTCTACTACATTTGCATCTTTGAATTGTGCTTCTGCAATAATCAAAATGCAAGGTGCAATATGACCATGTGCAAAATCATCTAAATTGTCATATAAAAAAGTATACATTGGAGTAAAGTCTCGTACTTTGCTATCTGCAATTACTTGCCGTATTTTATTGAACGATGCCTTTTTATCTTTTGAATTTTTAAGAATCTCCAATATTTCTGTCATGTAATTTGCTTGTATTGCACTTGCTTTGTCTAATTGCAACGTGTTATTAACAACTGATGCTTGTGCTGCATTGATTGCACGACGAATATCTGGATATGATGCATTGATAATTGCCGCAATATCCTTGATATCATAAGTAACACCTTTTTCATCTAATACTGCAACCAATCGCTTTGCAACATCTGATTTATTTGGCGGCGTAATAGCAAATGTTTGACAACGTGATTGAATTGGATCAATAATCTTTTCAACATAATTACATGTTAAGATAAATCTAGTTGTTTTGCTATATGTTTCCATTAAATTGCGAAGAGCAGCTTGTGCATTTGGTGTCAAATAATCTGCCTCATCTAAAATAATAATTTTCCAACGTCTAAATCCAACAGTAGATGCATATCGCTTGATCTTATCTCGTACAGCATCTACTGAGTTTTCATCAGATGCATTAATATACATTAAATCTGCATCA